ATAACATGATCGTACAGTCAGGTCGGGTTGCAACCTATAACTGTTCGCGGGATCGCTCGCTCCGCTAGCTCCGTCTTGTGACGATCATATACTATTAAGTTGTCAAGGTGCGTATCGAGTAGAGAACTGATCCCCCACCGATGAACATACAATACCACCAATGCCCCGATGTGTCAAGCTCAAGAACCCAGTGGAACCGTGTAGACCACTAAGTATACCCATCAGCGTCCCTTATCAATGCTTACTCATGGCTGGTCTACTGATTGATTAAGGTGGGGCTACAGATCAATCAATAAAGAAGCCAGTCATACCAAGGGATCTCAGCGATTGTTATTCATCAGTGTGTCATGATAAATAATTAATTAGTCCTTGTTTGCACATAATTACCCCGTGCTAATAATTATTAACACTGTGCCCCACGGAATATTACCTGTTAGCCCTATTGTAATTACTTAGCACTGGGTATACCCTACCATTCTGCTTTTGGGAGGATACTATACCCCAATGGGGGGTAACTCGCGCCGCCCCCGCCGATATAAGACCTGAGAAATTTTTGTCAAAATATAAGGCCCCTCTACCTGCCCCTGTAACCGGCTTGTAAGTGTAGGGACAGTACAGTACACCTAAACCAACTTACAAGCCCCTTGTAGCCCCTTACAGGTCCCTCTCTGGCCACATTGCTGCGGTTACATTAGGGAGGTATTGATAGAGGAGGTCTTGAATCTGTGCTGCGATTAGTGCGTGTTCCTTTTGAGTACCGTTAGAGGTACGAAGATCACAGTAATGCAACCAAGAGCGAATAGACCCATTCATGTACAACCTAGAGGGAGTAGATAGGGGGAGTATTTCACGAGCACATTCTTTAGCGATACCTGCTGCTACCATATCTTTATAGAGACGGTAGTTATCAGAGTAAGCTATAGCGATACGATATTCAAAGTTCTTTTTAATGGTTTCATCTAGATCATTAATAGAGTTTTGTCTATTAGTTAGATCTTGTCTACGGAGTTCTGGTAATTGAGGAGGGGTAGGTACTTCAGCGTATCGTTGACTAAACTCTTGGAAGCTAAAGCTACGGTGTCTAAGGATTTGTGCTGCTATGCTACGAGTAGTATTAATTTCTACGCACATATTAACCATTTCAAAAGGAGACCAGTGTTGATGATCGATCAGATACCTGATGAGTTTAGGTGAGGTCTCTTTATTAGTTTGATTAGCTGGGTTAGATACTCTAGCCATATAGCTAATAAGTTCTTCAGCGTTAGGTGTGATATGTACAAGTGTAGCTGTGTGTGTCATCTTATGTGGGATGGAGTGGAATAAGATTACTGGTGGTGGTATAGTCTCTACATACTCCCACGCAACTTCGTTGCTGAGGTCGAGAGGAGAAGTACTCTTAATATTATATAATATATAAGACAGTACTTACAGAATGAACTAAGAGGAAGATGTTTGTCTTTGGAACCTTCTCACTGTTCATTAATAAAGGGGAAGAGAGTCTTGTTAAAGACGAGTCTTCCCCCGTTGGGGGTAGGGTCCACCCTTCCCGTCCCCCCTAATGATCCCACCTTGGGCAAATCAATTGCAGTGCAAGGAGTTTCAAGGATTAATTTTTTACCCATGTTGGGACAGTTTTCTTACCGGCTAACTGCCTTGCTTGTTTACGTTGGTCTATACTAAAACCGAAGACCATATGACTAGCTGCAGCTTGTGGATCATCTAGCCAAGCCTCTTGTAAATCGTTCCAATCTTCTTGTCTACGTAGTTTAACGTTCTCATAAGCTGAGATTGCAAGAGCATCTGTGAAGTATTTAACACCTTGAGCTAGACTATCTAGTCTATCATCGTGTCTAATGGCACCCTTTTCGCGGCACATACGTGACATTTGGTAGAATAGCATGTATTGTAGTCTATTCTCAGGTGCTTCTTCAGGATTTGACTTGAAATCCCACTCAATGACTGAACGATTAAGGATTAATTTATGTTGATTAAGTACTGGTTCTAGAGTATCAATGATACGGTCTTCTTTACGGACGTTAGCACGTACTTCTTCGATGTCTATTAGTTGTTTTGTCTGCTGTAAGTGTTTACGGAACAGCTCTGCGACGATACCGTCTCCAAAGTTGGTTTCAATAAGGAGTTTAGTGACGTTGTATTTCTTACAACCTCTAAGGATATCAAGCAAAGTGTTGTCGCTATAACCATCCCTATAGGCGCGTACTTCATGGACATAGATAAAACCATTACGTTGGCTAATAAAGGTAGCTGCTGTTTCATCAGTACCACGACCAGAGGGGTCAATAGAGCAGATTGTTTCAGTATATGGTAACCAATCACCTTGCATTACCATTGGTGAGTAGAAATAATCACCAGGTAGACCAACAGTAGGCAGGTCTTTAATGATATTAGATGGATCACTACACCACACTACAGAATCTGGACATTCAGTAGGGTTAACAGCTGTTACGATTAGGTCTGCCATCTTAAGTGGGAACTTTTCAGCATCACTCAAAGATGTATCCAACATGAACTGTAGCATGAAGTTACTACGACCCATAGCAGCTTCACGTTCTAACAGGTCATCTGATTCAAAACGATCAGGATCTGTTGGTGTCCAATCTTCTGCACCTTTATCAATGTCTTCAACAAGTTGAGGAGCAAGTAGCCCTTCATAGTTAGATAGCTTACGGGGGTAACGTGCTGGCCACACGAATGGGCGGTAGTTACGTTCAGCTAACTTACGGTAGATAGTAAAGGTTGTCTGAGGAGTACCTAGGTACATGATACGTGAGTCTTTCTTTGGTGTAAGAATAGATTCAGCTTCAGTACACAGCTGAAGAAGTTTTTCACGCATCATCTCAGTCATTGAGTTACCAGGAACTTCAATGTCATCAAGGATCATTAGATCAGCACGAGAACCAGTGAGCTGACCTGTAATACCTACGGATTTAACGGAGGGTGCTTGGTGAGGGGAGCAGTTAACATCAAAACTGATACGAGACCAACGTGCATCATCCGACTTCGGTCTTAGATGACTCAGCCACGGTGTCTCAATAATAAGCTTTTGTAGGAAGATAGACATGTTATCAGCACGCTCTTTAGAAGCGGAGATAATCATGATCTTCTTTTCGGGATTATTAAAGAGTGTCCACAACACAAAAGCACCAGTAATCCAAGATTTACCGACTCCTCGGAATGCTTGGATCTGTAGACGTTTAGGGCCGTGTTGTAGGTAGTCTGCAATAGCGTATTGAGCTCTAGTTGGGGAAGGAAGATCAAGCTGCTGCCACAATGCTTGTAGAAACAGCTTGAAGTCACCTTTCAACTGTGAAAGGATATCGTTCATACACCCTTCACTGGGATTGACCAACCGTATTGATTGTACATCTCTTGCATCTTTTTAAGTTCACGTTTAGAACGGTTGTTGTCCTCCATAAGGAGTTTCTTAGCGTGATTATTAAGAATTTCACGATCAGAATCGGTCAAATAACCTGCGATTTTAAGTGAGTCCTTCTTAGAAGGAGCTGTACGGGTTGATTTCATGTTAATAGATAGATTGTACCTAATGGTGAATAGAGAGGCCTTCCTGGGGCTTCTAGGGGCCTCTCATAGCGGTTTAATCAGCAAGCTTGACCCTACCTGGTACATAAACGTTATGGATACGTTCAATTTGACCAATACGAGCGTTATTTGCTCTTAGTTGAGCAGCTGGATCCTTTTTACGAATACGTAGCTCACTATCGTATGGTACACCCATCAATGCACCAATATTCAGTGCAGCATTCTTAGTAGGGAGATATCCATAACCTGTCATGGTACGACCAATAGGATTCTTACCATCCAAATACTTAATCTTTAGGTTATCAAGAAAACGTAAGAATGGATTCTTTTCCCGTTCTTTCCTTTTATCTTCAGCCATCAGTTAAATCCTAGAAATTCACTAATACCAAACTCAGGTAGTTCCATGCCACCAATTTTTAACTTACCCTTTTTAGTTGGTTGGGTTTGTGTTGGCTTAGGTTTGGCTTGTGGTTTAGTTTCAGGCATCATAAGCCCAGCAAGGTAACGTGCCCCACCACCAACTGCACTAGAGATAGCACGTTGTGGTGCGTTAACAATTGTGTCGTATTCTTTGACTGCTTTAGCAGCACGACCACCAATCTCAGCTACTGTTTCGCGTTCATCAATAAGCATACCACCAACAGCTGCAGCCATTGATGCACCTTCTGCAATAGGAGCAACAGGTGTAGGTACTGAACCGCCAATATCAGCAGCAAGAGCAAATTTAGCTAGATCAAGTTGAAATTTATTAATAGGAGACGGGTTATTTTTGTACTCCAGCTCCCTAGCACTTACTTCCTGTTGTGACAGTATTAATGAAGCAGCACCAATAGGTAAAGCTCGTGCAGCAGTACGTGCTAATTTAGAACCCTTGATAACGTCAAGGATTTCACCTGATTTAGGTGTTTTAGCTTTTGGTTTAGCAGGAGGGAATGTACCTTTTTTAATATCATCTTCAAACCCAGCACGGAACATAGACTCAACATCTGTGTTACCAGTTTCTCGGATGTTATTATAAGTTTTAAATACATCACCACCTTGCCCTTCGATCTCCTCAAATCGACGGCTTAACATTTCAGCCTGATCTAACGATACAAACCGAGATGTTTCATCTGTACCAAACAAAACAGAGACCAAGGGATGCATAGGTTTAGTTAAACCGTCAGCACGTAAGATGGTTTCGTAAATACCTTCTGTTTTATTAATAGAGACCTGATTCATCCTAAGACCTTGGATATCCGTAGTCCTAGGCGTAGCTTTAGCTCTTTGATTATCTATTGAACTTTCTGGGCCAGCAGCTGATATATCTTGAGGGGCACCAAAAGCATGGGGTAGGAAATGACCAATGTCAAGCTTCATGCCTATTTTTTTACCAATTTCCCTAAGAAGAATTTGAGTATCCTTCCAATCCTTCTTTTGCTGAGCTAAGGCTTTCTTAACAGTATCAGGTCCTGAAATATTATCAATAGCTTGTTGAAGTTTAGGTGGAAAGATATCACGCAATTTACGGTTATTGATACCTTTTTTATCAAAGATAGGAGGTAATACCCCTACCATTGCCCGTGCTTTAGCGTTAATTATAGCTGGCTTGAGTTCTTGACCAGCTTTGATTGCATCTTTTTTAGCCGCTTCAACAGCTTGTATGTAGGCTATGTTTAACTGATCAATAGTTTGCCATTTAGGATCAATTAAACCAGCTGCTTTCAGATCTGCAAAAGAATCCTCTGCTTGAATTTTAGCAAGAGGCCTAAGCACATGCCTCCTTACAGTTTGTTGAGATGTAGGCATTAATGTATGTGTTGTAAGATTAACTTTTCTCTGGTAGTAATACCAAAGGTTTCTCTCATCCAGGTTAACCAGTTTCTACTTCCTTTAGCCTGATTACATTCCCAACAGGATGGGACAAGGTTACTTGTAAGATCTTCTCCGCCCAAACAACGAGGACGAACGTGGTCAAGAGTAAGTTCATGTAATTCATAGATTTCTCCACAATAGACACATTGACAATTGAAGTGCTCTTTAATAGCTCTTCTCCAGAGCCTTTTAGCTTCGGGACTTGTCATGGTTATTAGGTTATGTAGATAGTGCTCAGGCGTAGGGAATAGTGGTGTCATCGCTTATTTGCGTCCACGATTTCTAGCACGATTTTTAGATTGATTCTCCATTACAGTAGAACCATCCTTTTTATGGGATACATCTTTGCCGTCACCGTTTCCGTATGTACCCTTTTTACGATTGATTTTATTTAGTTCAACCCGTTTTTTAATTTGAAGTTCTGACCTATTATATTTCTTTTGATAGGCATTTTTCTTCGCTTTAGCTTTCGGGTTTTGGCGATAATACTCAGCTGTACTTCTGGCCATATAACCTGGTTTGAACGAGTTCTGGGTCAACTTTAGGCATAATAGTTGCCAATTTATCTAGCGGGTTACCTTCATAAGCAACACCGGAGATATCATTTTTAACCAACCAATCACAAGCTGCTTTAAGATCAGCAGTTGTTGCTTCACCAGCCTTAATACGCTTAAGAAGTTCTTGCGTAACTAGGTTGTGGAGTTCGTTGAATTGGTCTTCTGTAGCTTTTCCTTTTCTTGCCATGGTGCTGTTAAAGAAATAGACCAACCCTCCTCACCAAAAGTACCGACTTCGGTGAAGATAGGTTGATCTACGGTTGATTGGGGAAGATTTAATTCTTCTATTGCCTGAGTAACAGCTTCCTCAGCTTTTACTTTTTTGGCTTAATAGCGTTCAATGCTTGCAATACAAGCTGGATGATGCTGTTAGACTTAAGCGGAGTCAGAGCGATGACTTCACTAGCAGCAGCAACGATGATCCAGAAGATAGCAGATTCAAGGAAGGCCATGATTAATGTGGGGTAGTGTTAGTAAGGATTGCATCAAGTTTAACTTCTATACGACTCATACGCCCTTCGAGTTTATCCATGGCGTTTTCTAAGTCGTGTTTAGAAACATAGTATTGAGCTACACGTAGTTCAACACCATCTACTCGTCGGTCAACGTCATTGATGCGTCCGCTGACTCGATTAAATAAAACAAAAGCACCCGTAATGAGTGCTAACGCTGCGGAGACACCGGCTTCTACCATTAGTCCCCCAGATCTTCGGTATATTCTCCAACTTCAATAGCTCTACACTCCCAAGTGTTAATATCACCGTGATAAATGCAGATCTTATCTTCATGGAAAAACACATCTTGATCTTTGGCACCACCAGGGAATGGAATTTCAGCCATTAGGGCACCTCAAAACGTAGACTATAACCGACAATAGCCATTACACCATTGTCAATCCTAGTAAGCTCTGTGTTAACATCAGCTGGTGTACCAGGATAATCTCTAATATCATAAAGATCTTGTCTAAATTGAATCAATGCAATAGCAGTCGGTGAACCTGGTGTTACAAAAGGTAGTTCCCAATCAATCTTTTCACGGATAGATAGGGCACGTTTTTTCAATTTAGTAGCAAGATCCGTTACAGCTTCTCCACTTGTCATACGTGGAGGAAGAAGAGTCACTGCATCTGCTTTATATGTAGAGTTAAGAGCAAATGCAGCGTCATCTTCACGATAGAAGTTACTCATTATACTTTATCTGTTGTTTGATAAGGAATAACTTGGAAGCGTACAGGATAACCTGTTACCCGTGTATTGCCCCAGTTAGCTTCAATAGTAGAAGCAATAAGGTTAAAGTTAACAGTAGCTCCTTTATCAAAAATAATTTTAAAGATCTTTGTATAAGGTAGAACGCTTTGACGTTTGTCTACTGTTTGTGCACTCCAACCACAAGTCATATTATGAGTAGGAGCGATAATCATGACAGTAGAAGTGCTATCCTCATCGTTTTGATAAGTAGCATTAGTCAGTGTCAACTCATACTCAAGATATGCTCGGAATGCATAGTTATCTTCACCAGTATAGTTACTACCTGGTTGCATCATTGAAGACGCAAACATGTAACACAGAGCTGCATCAGCTTCTGCAGGCATAGGAATACTATACACATGCGGAGCACTGTTGTTAGGATCAGATCTCAAAAGATATTGAACACCAGCAGCTGAACCTGCAGGACCATTAAGTGTAGTGGTAATATACTCACCAGAACCATCTTGCTCTCCCATACGGAAAACAACAGGTTCATACATCAAGTTATAACCATAAGACTCAATAGGTACAGTCTCAAGGTCAACATATGCAGTGTTAATATTGGCAGTACCATCATCCTCCATGGAGATACCACGTCCAATTTTAATACCACCAACCGTATTTTCAGTAGCAATTTGCAATGCTCCTGCAGGACCAACCAGGTTGTCAGTAGTAAAAGTTAGGCCATCATTACTAAGGAAAGTAATTTGATAATTACCTTCTGAACTGGTAATGCTAGTATCATACCAACCAAGACCATTAGTACCGTTAGTACCATTTGTACCATTAGTACCAGCAGGACCTTGAGGACCAGTGGGGCCTTGAATAGGACCACCAAGGTTAAACCACGAGGCTCCATCCCAGAAGAACAGAGTATTAGTATCAGTTACAATCCAGAAGGTATTCGGATCTGCATCATTCGGAAGATCTACCTCAGCAGCAACAGTACCAGCAATATTAACTCCTTCACCAGGGTCACCTTTAGGTCCCGTAGGACCAGCAGGGCCAGCAGGACCAGGAACACCTGGATATGTAGGAACTTCACCTACACTCCAGGTATTAGTAGCTGCATCGTATGTTGCAAGTAGATTATCACGAACTACAATATCACCATCTGCTGGATTGGCAGGGAATAGAAAGCTCATAATATTAGGTTAAATAAGGCCTCCAGAGAAGGCTGTATCAGGCGGAAGTTCAACTTCAATTGCATCACTCACAGGATCAGCTGGAGGGGGACTGAAGGGGTCTGCAGGCCACGGGAACATGCCGCCGAAGTCTCCGGTGATAACAGCAAAAAGCTGATCAGTTGTAGTTGTACCTTTGATCATTACCTCACGGTTATCAGAGATAATGCGGACGTTTTGGCGATAGGTAAGGACTTCCTGCGGTACTGCCTTTCCAGTTTCAGCTTGGCGCACGACGTACCAGTCGTATTGATTGAGTAGGCTGCCTGCTGTTTGCTTAGTTGTAAGGACCCACTGATCCATGAGTTGACCGTGATCCTTGGGGTTGTTTGGTCCCCAATAGAAACGCTGGTCATAAGCAACTACAGGATCAGGCTGTTCGGTGATGCCGATGGCTTCCTTTTCAGCCAGCGTCGTCAAGCGCAGCCAATTTGCGGGATAGCTAATCCCGTTGTGTGTAAATGCCTAT